AAGGCCGACGTAGGCGGAACGCTGAAAATCCGGATTGACCAGGAGGGCCGCGCCCGCGTGGCCGAGGTCAAGAGCAACAACCCGGACGTGGACTACAGCGTGTACACCGGCATGTCGATGGCAGGCGCATGAGCTGGCTTCAGGAAGTTCAACAAGCCACCATTGATGGTGTGCCGTTCTTCGTGGAAGGAACGGAGGGCAGCTACGGCCGGCGCGCGGTCGTGCATGAGTACCCGCTGCGGGACAAGCCGTTCGTCGAGGACCTGGGCCGCAAAGCGCGCAGCTTTACGGTCGAAGGTCTCGTGCTGGGCCCGACCTACATGCAGGCGCGGGACGCTTTGACCGACGCCCTGGAGCAACCTGGCGCCCGCCGCCTGGTGCATCCTTACCTGGGCGAGCGTACCGTAACGGTGCTGGAATTCAAGGTCAAAGAAACGACTGCCGAAGGCGGCATGGCGCGCTTTTCGATCACCTGTGTCGAAGCTGGCGAGCTGACCTACCCCAGCGCGCAGCTTGACACCGCTCAGCAGGTCGACCTTTCTGCGGATCTGGCGATGGACGCGAGCCTGGAAGACTTTTCGGAATCGTTTGACATTGGCGGCTTCCCCGAGTTCGTCACAGAAGCCGCGGGCTTTCGCCTGGGCGATGCCCTTGACGCGATCCAGAGCCTGAGCGGCTCGCTGCCGGCATTGCCTGACCTGGCGTCTGCTTTCGGCCCTTTGATTGCCGGTGTGCGCTCCGGGCTGGCTTCGTTGATGCAAGGGCCCCGAGCCTTGGGAAGCGCGCTCACCGGGCTCGTGTCGGGCCTGGCCGGGCTGTTTGAGCTGCCGTCCACCGGGCTTGGCCTTCTGCGCAAGCTCTTCGACTTCGGCGACGATGCAGATCCGGTGCCGACCAGCACACCCGGCACACCCAGCACACCCAGCACACCCAGCACACCCAGCACACCCAGCCGCATCCAGCAAGCGGCTAACCAGGCGGCTGTCAGCGCCCTGGTGCAGCGCGCGGCCGTCATTGAAGCGGCGCGCAATGCCAGCCAGATCGAGTTCACCGGCTATGTGGAAGCGGTCACCGTGCGCGAGCAGCTGGCAGACCAGCTCGACGTGCTGGCCGAGACTGCCGGCAACGACCAGGTCTATCAAGCGCTGGTGACCCTGCGGTCCGCCGTGATACGAGACATCACAGTGCGCGGCGCCGACCTGGCCAGGACGACCACCGTCACTCCGCTGGTCACCCAGCCAGCCCTGGCGCTGGCCTATGCGCTGTACGAGGACGCGAGCCGCGACCAGGAGATCATCGCCCGCAACAAGGTGCGCCATCCTGGCTTTGTGCCTGGTGGCCGTCCGCTGGAGGTATTGGCTGATGCTTGAGCTGCAGCTCAAAGTCAACGGCATGATCTATGGCGGCTGGACCAGCATGCGCCTGGAGCGCGGCATGGAGCAGTGCAGCGGCATGTTTGAGTTGAATGTGACCGAGCTGTGGCCCGAGCAGCGCACCGCGCGCGAGATCGCGCCGGGCGACGAATGCACCGTGCTGCTGGCCGGCACCACGGTGGTGACCGGCTATGTGGACGAGATGACGCTGAGCTACAGCGCCAGCAAGCATGACGTGGCGGTGCGGGGCCGCGACAAGACGGCCGACCTGGTGGACTGCAGCGCGGTGAAGCCTGCCGGCCAGTGGTCGGGCCGCAAGCTGGAGCAGATTGCCGCTGACCTGTGCCAGCCATTCGGCATCAAGGTGCTGACCCAAACCGACACCGGCAAGGCTTTCCCCAACTTTGCTTTGCAGCAGGGTGAAACCGTGTTTGAAGCCATTGAGCGCATGGCGCGCATCCGCGCTGTGCTGGTGACCAGCGACGGCCTGGGCAACCTGGTGCTTGCCCGCGCCAGCACCGAGCGCATCAGCACGCCGCTTGTGCTGGGGCAGAACCTGCTGGAGTCGTCGGGCACGCTGAGCTACCGCGAGCGCTTCAGCAGCTACACCATGAAGGGCCAGTCTGCCGGCGGCGACTGGTTTAACGGCAAGGCGGCAAGCCAGGTGAAGGCCGAGGCCAAGGACCCGGGCGTCAAGCGCTACCGCCCGCTGATTGTTGTGAGCGAGAGCCAGGACGTGGCCGCATCGCTGAAAGACCGGGTGCTGTGGGAGGCCAGTGTGCGCGCAGCGCGCAGCAACGATATCACTTGCAAGGTGCAGGGCTGGGCGCACGCGGACGGCCTGTGGGAGCCGAACAAGCTGGTGCATGTGCGAGACCCGTGGCTGCGGCTGGACACCGATCTGCTGATCAAGAAAGTGGCTTACACCCTGGACGACAGCGGCACGTTTTGCGAGCTGGCGCTGACCAGCCCCGACGCCTACAAGCTGCTGCCGCTGAAGGAGACCACGGGTGGCTCCGGCGGCTCAGGCGGTGACAAGTTCAAGTGGGACACGGCCAAGACCAGCACCAAGCCCGCCACGGCGGAGAAGGCCAAATGAACCCGCTCAAACGCGCCCTGGACCCGATGATGCGCCGCGTGATGCTGAGCATCGGCCGCGCGGTGGTTGAGCTGATCAACGACGCTACCAAGATGCAGTCAGCCCAGGTGAGCCTGCTGGACGACGAGGTGCGTGACAACGTGGAGCGCTTCCAGAACTTTGGCTTTACCAGCGTGCCCGAGGCCGGTGCCGAAGGTGTGGCGCTGGCGGTGGCCGGTAACCGCGACCACGTGATTCTGGTTGCAGTGGACGACCGGCGCTACCGCAAGCTGGGGCTGCTGACGGGCGAGTCTTGCGTGTACGACAAGTGGGGCAATTTCATACTGCTCAAGGAAAACGGCATCGAGATTGTGCATAGCGCCAAGCTGACCATCACCGCGCCGCTGGTGCAGATCAACGGCCACCTGCAGGTTAGCGGCACCGTGGTGGCTGTGGGCAATGTGAGCGGGGCTGGCAAGTCGCTGGCCACGCACGTACACGGCGGCGTGCAGGCCGGCGGCTCTAACACTTCGGCACCGATATGAGTGACATCGCCACTCAACTGATCGCCGACCCGAACTCTTTCCGGTTCGACTGGGCGCTTGACCCTGCCGGACCCGGCCTGACTGAAGACGAAGGCCTGCAGACCGCAGTGATCATCAGCCTCTTCACCGACCGGCGTGCCGAGGTGGCCGACCTGCCGGCAGACGCGACCGGCCATGACCGACGAGGCTGGTGGGGCGACAGCTTTGCCGAGGTTGAGGGCGACCGCATTGGCTCGCGCCTGTGGTTGCTGGCGCGCGAGAAAAAAACGCAAGCCACTCTGCTCAAGGCCCGAGACTTCGCCAAGGAGGCGCTGGCCTGGCTGCTGGACGATGGCATTGCGCGGGGCGTGATTGTCGCCACCTCCTGGATGCCAGGCCGCGACGGCGTGATGGTGATGGTGGTGGAGATCTCTCGCGCCGGCAAGCCGGTCACGAAATATCAGTTTGAAGTTTTCTGGAAGGGCAATTGAATGCCATTCACCCGGCCCACACTCCCGCAGCTCATAGAGCGCAACACCACGGACATCGAGAGCCGCCTGCCAGGCCGGGATGCCCGGCTGCGCCGCAGCAACCTGAACGTGATCGCCCGCCTGCTGGCCGGCAGCGTGCATGGCTTGTATGGCGCGCTTGATTTCACGGCGCGCCAGGTTTTTCCGGACACGGCCGAAGCCGAGTACCTGGACCGCTGGGCGAGCATTTGGGGCGTGACGCGCAAGGCCGCACAGAAGGCCGTGCGCCAGGCTGCGATTACCGGCGTAACTGGCTCCGTCGTGCCCGCCGGCACGCTGCTGACCCGCAGCGATGGCGCTGAATTCAGCGTGACGGCCGATACCACCCTTGTTGCGGGCGCGGCGGTGCTGCCTTTGCTTGCGGCGGTTGCTGGCGTTTCGGGCAACACGGCAGCAGGCACCTCGCTGAGCTTTGTCACACCCGTGGCAGGCGTCAACACGGCCGCTATTGTGAGCGGCGCCGGTGTGGTGGATGGGAGCGATACCGAGTTTGACGCCAGCCTGCGCGAGCGCCTGGTGGCCCGCATCCAGGACGCGCCGCATGGCGGCGCAGACTTCGACTACGTCAACTGGGCCAAAGAAGTGGCCGGCGTGACGCGCGCCTGGGCCTACCCGCTAGAGCTGGGTGCCGGCACGGTCACGGTGCGCTTCCTGCGCGACGATGATGCTGCGACGACCATCCCCGACGCTGCCGAGGTCGCCGCCGTTCAGACCTACATCGACGCCCGCCGACCAGTGACGGCCGCACTGACCGTGGTGGCGC